CATTGAGCGGTGGTAATAAGACTCAATATTTACATAATGGATTTGATATTAGTAAACAAATTGTAACCACGAATGATTACCCAAAAAACTCATTCGTCAACGATTATAATTTAGATTTATCGGTAAATAATATCGAAAAAAATAAAGGAAACTTTTTAATGCATAGAACTGATAATGATATAAGTATTATCAGTTTGAAAAATATTTTAAACCAAAATGGAACATTTTCGTCTACTGTTAATGGATTATCATCTTCTTCAAAGTTCAAAGTTTCTAGTATTAGGAAGTATACTTCAATCAATTCAGATATTTCTAGACTGAATGATAATGAATTATCAATGAACTATGTATTTGGAAATCAAGAATATTTGATAACACCGGGTAAAAATGTTATACAAACACCCGAAAACATGTATCCATTCAATAAAATAAATGTTAATGATACCACGTTTACAAAATGCGGTGCATATCCACACACATCACCAGTATTTTCAGATGTGATATACAAATATGATCATAATACGATCATAAACAATCAACATCTGTTATGTACATGGTTATCGGGAAATTCTTCTAATTCGATATGGGTAGATAGGTATTATTATCCAGATTTAATATCAAAAGAAGATGCATTAGCTTCCAATCCTATTTTCAATTCAACTTATGAGAACGAGATTGAAAACTTGATCTCTACAAATATAGATTTGGAAAATTCTATTGTAAAACAGCTTTATTTTGATAAAATTAGCGATTTATGCTTCTCTGCTGATGAATATTATGTCTATGACAGAATTAATACTGATAGATTTGAAGCATTATCTTCTGTGACATACGATCCATGCACTATTGAACTAAATTATTTCAAAAATATCAACAAAGAGGGTGCATTTGAATTGTCATTTTATTTTGATGGCAATACTGATGTATGGCAGCTTTCCAGTAAAAGAAATGATATAGATGGAGGTTTCAAATTTGTCAAAAATCCTGATAATATCGATATTTCACTAAGTTTATATGATCCATCCACTATGACATTCGAAAATTTTAATGTCAACACATCTTTCGAGTCATATAGTATCAATTTTTTTGGTATGAGCATAGATGCTGTCAATGGTGTTGGTTATTTTTATATAAACGATAATGTGATTAAAATGTTTAGCTTCAAAAAGGCTCAATATATCAATAAAAATATTCTATTTGGCGATTTTGTATTCCCAAATAATTTGAGTAGAGTGAGAATATGCCCAGAATATAGACCGTCAAATGACATATCAATTTATCCAATCATCGATTCAGTGAATTCAATCGACAATATCACTATTTCACTACCATCTGGAACTAGAAATTCGATGGATATACTAGAAATAATTCAAAATGTTTGTGATTCCTCATCTTATAAGAGTAATGTGATCGACATATTTGTCAAAAACTTGGATTTGAATAGTGATGATTTAAATAATCTAAAAGAAGGTATTCGAAAAAATGCTATCAAAAATATGCCAATCACTGCAACAATTAGAAATATTGAAACAAGTATATGAGTTATTATAAATATTCAAGTAATGATTTACTAGACGGAGATTTCCCATACAATGGAATTTTTCGAGTAGAAAATGGGACTTTTTTAAAGGGTTATGATGAAACCGAAGTTTTAAAAATTTCAAACAATTTAATAAGTGATTTTTATCAAAAAGAAAATAATTTCAGCAACATTTTTAGTGATATAGACGATATTGAATATCTCCAATCTTTACCATTCGATACGATTAATAAACAATACTTCGACAAAATTTTCAATAAATTGAATGAAAACAATTTGACAATTTTCAAATCATTAGTCACTATAAATTCTGAAATTTTTGATAGAAAAAATGTCAAATTTTACACATTATCATCGGCTAACAATAGTTCCATATTTTTAACTGATAAAATTGTTCATAGCGACCCATTTGAAAGAGATTCAACTTGGTATTTTCTAGATAATATTGTAGCTGGAGATTTGCTACCAACTAGTGAAGGTAGTTTCAAATATTTGTGTTCAAATGGAACAGAGCTAATATCTTTATCAGGAAGTTTTAATGACAGCAATCTGATCATATTAAGAAAATTTGAATTGGAATTCACAAAAGAAATACAAAACATTTCATATGATGAAAGAGATGAAAAATTACAAATACTCAGCGATGATGAAATATTAATCTATGATGGGTTGTTATACAAACAATGCGATAATCTGGTATTACTTGATAGAATCAAATTGAAGGATGTTGAGACTTCAATTTTAAAATGGACTAGTAACATAAAATTCAATAAAACATTTGGAAAATTTAGTAAAAAATATATTAAAGGCAATCCGAATAATCCAGATTTTATCAAATTTGGTGATAATTTCAGAACAACTATCGATGATGGTTTCCTTTTTATATTGGACAAATATTCTACTGAAGTTATCAATTCTGTGAACTTATTGGATTATGATATTTCAGATTTAATTACAATGAACATTAGAAAATTTGATGATCAAATTGCAATTTTACACAAAAAATACAAAAATGATACAGGTATCTTTATCACTTTCATGACTAATAATCTAGATAATATCATAACACAAAAGTTGGAAAAAATTTCAAACAATTTTGAAAAATATGATATTGAATTTAGTAGTTTTGATTCTGATTTATATTTCATATCAAATATTAATGAATATCAAGTTCGCAGTATTGAAAATTCAACTTATCCACTAGGAAAAATTTCCCATGAATCTTTCAAATATTTACCAAAATTTAAATTTGGAAATACAATCAGAAAATTTGGAAATCCACAATTCAAATGGTCATCTACCAATATGGATTCAAACAATTTCAATTATAAAATTTCCACCAATATAATTATTGGTGACACATCCTATCATGTAATCATTTCTACTGGTAGATTTTATGTAATTAAACAAAAAATTAATGAATTTTACAAATATAGAGTAGATAGACACATATCAAAAGAATATGAATTGCCATCTTGTAGCAAGAGTTCATTTGGTTTATATTTAAATGATAATATATTCATCATATTAAATGATTTGATAAATCTACAGAATCAATCGCATTGCAAATACGTATTTGATGCCGAGAATACAAATTTAAAAGAGATTAATGATTTGATTATAGAATCTAAAAATTTGTATCTACATACAAATGAAAAAATTCATGCTTTAAATTTTCAAAGAATTATACAAAACATTTTAAAAATTCAAAAGGAAATGATTTCCATTTCTGAACCCCAACAATAAATAAGTTTATGGCATCTTTACCAAATTTAACCGATGAATTTATTGCAGATTCTTATAAAGGAGTGTTGCATACTTCAAATCAACCAGTTACTGGCGCAACTTTACGTCAAGTTTATGATGGATTAGGTAATCCCACCGCATTAAAGATTTCGGCAGATACTGTCGGGTTCGGAAATTTCGTATTACCGACCAATGGAGTATTTGGGCAAACATTTTTGGTTGATCCTTCTGGAAATTTGATTTTCGGAAATATATTTCCCATTGGATCGGTATATTTCACTGTTACAGATGCTAATCCACAAACATATTTGGGTGGTGTATGGGTAAGAATTGCTCAAGGTAGATTTATTGCTGGTGTTGGAACTGGAAGTGATGGCACATACTCAAGAACTTTGACTGCTGGGAATACTGGCGGGACGTATGAGCATCGATTGACCATCGAAGAAATGCCAGCACATAGTCACGGAATGGATTTTTTCTCTAAACTAAGCGTCGATAGTGATATGGGTGGAAATCAAAGAGTATATCATTCAAGAACGTCTATTTCTTACGAAGTAGATACTGAAAATACTGGAGACGGTGAGACGCACGAAAATACACCACCAGCATTTGGTTTATATGTATGGGCTAGAACTGCATAATATATGGAAATTAAAATCGCAAAAATAAAAGTTCGTAGAGGGTCGAATAACGAAAGAAAAACCGTTATTCTCGATCAAGGAGAATTAGCATATACATCAGACACGAAACGTCTATATGTTGGGAATGGTGTATTATCTGGTGGTGATGTTGTCGGTAATAAGAATCATTTACCAATAACACAATATAATAGCTTGTCAAGTATTGCAGCAGAAATTGGTGATTTGACATCTATAAGTGGTTCGATTTACCAATTAACCGCTCAACCAGCTACAACTTTAACAAATTGGATACCATTATCGACAAGAAATGTGATTGCTCTCAGTTCACTATCTGCATCTCAAATCAATCCACTAACTGTCAATAACGGAATTAAAATTGAAAGTGATACATTACAAGTAAATTTCAATACAAAATTTTTCCAAATATCTTCTACTCAATTATCGATTAGACCTTCAGCAATTGATCAAAGAGAAATATCTTCCACATCATTTGGAAATGGTATCAGTGGAGGATCTGGAAATCTGATCACTTTAAATGTTGATCCCACATATTTCACATTTGATACTGGAAAATTAACACTTGAAGATGGTATTATTGGTAATTCAGTCTTTGATTCTTTAACTGGTTTAATTGATAATAATACTTTAGTCTTAAATGATAGTGGCGATTTAAGTATGGACAATTTAAGCACTTCCAATGTGAAGGAAATTGCTTCTTTAATTGTAGATGATTATGGTAGAGTTATAAAAATAGAAAGTTCAATATACGATACTTTGACTGGCTATGATTTAATAAATCCAATGTTCAATGGTAGACCTGCACATTCTTTAAGTGGAGCAATTGCGGGATTAACTTTAACTAAATTATCAGCAATATCTGCCAATCCAACCAGTTCAAAAGTTATTGTATTATCATCGGCTGGATTTCTAACTTTTGAAGGCAATGATGTCACTAGAACTGGTAAAAGTTTTGGACGATTTGCTATACCAATTTACACATATTAAAAATTATGCTAGAAATATTTCAAAATACGTTATTTAAATGGATATTCCGTCAAGGAAGCGATGCCAATCGCAAACAAATCGTTTTGAATAGTGGTGAACCGGGATTTACTACTGATACAAAACGTTTATGGGTTGGTGATGGTGTCACTAATGGTGGAGTATTAGTAGGGAATCTATTCAAAGGTTCTGGAACAGACGTTACTACGTTTGCTCCATGTGAAATTGGCGATTTAGCATTTGATACTGATAATAATAACCTTTATCGTTTGAAACAAAGTACTGGTGGTAGTATATCCGACTGGGAAATTGTCGGAGCAAAATATTCGGCAGGTGATGCAACCATAAACATATCATCAAGTAATCAAATTTCGGTCAATGCGAACGCTCTAAGTAGCTTTACTATAAATCCCATTTATATCAGATATGATGGTGCTGGATCGGGTACTATTAAATATCAAAAAAATATTACAAGTGTTACTAAAAGTGGAACTGGTAATTATATATTCAATTACGGTCCACTTGAAACGGCAAATTTAATTCCGAACATACAAATATTCGGTGAATCCAATTTATCATATATCCCAAGAGTTATAAGCTTAACGAATCAATCATGTCAAGTAAAATTCCAAAATCTTACAGGTGGATTTGTAGATACTGAGATGTTTTTCACAATTATTCGATGAGTGTATTACTTCCAAATGATGCAAAATATGCATTTTTTATAGACGATAATCAAGCATTCCATCATGAATGGGATGTCAATTGGAGTTTTACATATAAATTAACAGATTCCGAACCTTTAGGTGAATATGGTTTCTGCACATTTTTAACAAAAACACCAAATATTTCTTCATTTTTGTTGGGGCATTATATGGGATTTTTTAAAAATTTGTCATCTATAAATGGAGAAATAGCAATTGCTATTGACAGAACTGGACTATTTGCATTGTCATCAAATAATTATCCTTATGGTGTTTCTAAAAATAATGTCAAACTCAATAGTTTAATCATAAGAGATGCAACCGGTGTAATTTATAATCAAACATTATCATCTTTTCCCATTCAAACTGATACAGAAATAACATTACGATTTAGATATGTGAATAAAAGTGAAATTGTAGTGGAATATAAATCAGAATTTGATTCTTATTCGGAAATAGTTAGAATGCCGATCACCACAAGTTTATCGAATAACGATAAATTGTATCCTGCATTTTTTTATACAACACCAGTATCTTCTTTGACGACATCAATCTCTTCAACTTTTTATTTGAAAAATTTTCATATCCAAGGAAATGTAAACAATCCAACATATTCATGATATGCCTACTCTACCACCTACTACCCCACCACCACCTACTACAACTACAACCACAAGCACTAGCACGAGCACGAGCACAAGTACTAGCACGAGCACGAGCACGACTACTGAAACTACGCTCCCACCACCTACTCCACCACCTACTCCACCACCTACTCCACCACCATCTACTCCACCACCACTCTCATGTTATTGTATGGAAGTCGGTACCGGCACTCCCGGCACACCATTTCCATTCGTGCCGACAACAGTCACTACCACACCACCTTCAATAACAACGACAAGACCACCATTAGATCTACCTCTTACTATAACTATCAATCAAAATATAACTACTACCACAACTATAGCACCTGTAGTAAATACAACGACTACAACGACTACAACTACTAAAAAAGTTGACTGTGAAGAAAAATGTAATAAATTAGGATGGTGAATAAATTAACAATAGGAATGGCGACATATGATGATTATGATGGTGTGTATTTTTCTATACAGTCCATCAGGATGTATCATCCAGAAATTTTAGATAAAATTGAATTTGTTATAATAGACAACAATCCAGATAGTAATCATGGAAAAGCTGTTAGAGATTTTACAAATTGGATCAAGCAACCTATACAGTATCTCCCTTTCACAAAATATAATTCTACATGTATCAAGAATAAAGTTTTTGAACTGGCAGATACACCATATGTGTTATGTATTGATAGCCATGTCTTACTTGAACCGGGATCAATTAAAAAATTAATTGACTTTTATGATGAAGGTAAAGACGAGGGGAATTTGATTCAAGGTCCTCTCGTATATGACGATTTTAAAAATGTTTCCACTCATTTTAATTTGAAATGGAATGGATACATGTGGGGTGTATGGGGGACTGATAAGCGTGGTACAAAACCTGAGAACGAACCATTTGAAATACCTGCACAGGGTTGTGGTTTGATCTCTTGTAGGAAAGATTCTTGGTTAGGATACAATAAACATTTCCGAGGATTTGGAGGTGAAGAAGGTTATATACACGAAAAATATAGAAAAAATGGTAAAAAAACCTTGTGTTTGCCATTTTTAAGATGGATGCATCGATTTGGTCGTCCAAATGGAGTGACATATCCAAATGATTTGAAAGAAAGGTTTAAAAATTATTTAAGGGGATTCCTAGAACTAGGAATCCCCACTAAAGAATTGGAAGAACATTTTTCTTCTGCGATAAATGAAGATGAAATTGCCTCTATAAAAAAGGAAATTCTCAACAGTTCTATATCATAAATACCCCATTTGATGTTCTATTGCGATGTCATGTCGCATAGCAGGAAATCTTTCATTGATATATGTTTCAAATGCTGATGGTTTGATAAAATCAAAAGTATCATTGCCTATTTGTTCAGCTTTTTCTGCGATGAAGTCAAACGCTTCTATTAAACATGCCCATCTAGCAAATTCATCAATGCTCATGTATTCTACTCCGCTCATTTTATTTATTTGTATCATTTTTGTCTTTTTGTTTTAATATATCTTTCTTTTTTACCATTCAAGGCAAGTGAATAATTAAGTATTCTAGCAGTCGCCTGACTCATATAACATTTCTTACCTCTAAAAAGGTAAACGTATTCTATTACGCTATTCATAATTTCTGTATTTTCTTGTCTATTTCTTCTGTAGTCTTATCCAGATCCATTGGATCAGTAATCAGGATACTGTCAAAGGATACCATAACCTTATAATTTGCACCACATTTCTGGCACTCAACAATATTTTCCACACCGGGAGCAAACAATCCTTGAAAGGTATTTCCACCACAGTTACATGGTAAAGATGTCTCTAAAGATTCAAATATTTTTTCATATTCTCGAATAACTTCCTCCTGCTCTACAAGAACTCCGTCTGCTTCGACTAACATCTTCTCTACTTCACTCTTTTCCGTTTTAGGTTCCCATTTCTTATAAATGAAAACCAACAAGATTCCAGCGCAGATTGCGGTATGAATCGGTATGAGCGAGTATAGACCACCTGCAATCGCAGCGGCAATTAATATGTCTTTCCAGTATTCTTTCATCGACTTCATTATATTCTAGTTTTTATTTTATTTGTAAACACAAAGGATGAATAGGTGTTTCCGTACACCGTGACCATATTTCGAGTAATTGTCTTCCATATACTAGGATTATAACCTAGTTTTAATTATTTGTCAACAGATGACTGATTTTTGAAGCTAGTGGTGAAAGTTACCATCGTAGGGTCAACATTTTTCACCAAATATACAACCATTTTTTCAACATTTCTCTTTAATTTATTCAATTTCTTCAAATCTCCTTTAAAATTTTCAGATTTCAAGACATTTTCCATAATTTTTGCAGAATTAAAGCCAGAATCCACCATATCTGCCAATAATCTAGGCAATTCAGCCATTTCAAATGGTAATATGAGAGGTGCTTTAGCCTCCTGTTCCTCTCTTTGGTATTGCAGCATCTGGGACATTGGATTCATGTCAAAATCTAATGATGATTTAGCAATTTCAGTAGAATATGGAGATTTTCCGGTATTGGACATATTATTATTTAATAATTTGACTAAATAATATCATGAATAAACATTTATTTTCCAAATTTAAAAGAATTCTTAAAGAAAACCCAGAGTTGGAACAAGCAGCTATGGAAGATACGTTGGATGATGGCACGGACATTTCCGAATTCGACGTTGATATGTCGCCACCAGAAAACACGAATACGATTGCTGATGCTATGAGTCAAGAACAACAAGCACAGTTGAACGAGCTTCAAGGTTGGATCAGTCAGATCAATGGATTCTTAAAATTTCTTAATGGTGATGATCCAAATAGTGTTCAATCAAAATTATCTAGGGCTGTTCCAGACACTATGATGGAAAAAATCAAGACATCTGAACAATCAACAATCACTCGAATTGCTTCTGATTTAGCTGCTTTAGAACAAGCTTTGATCGGTAAAAAAGCTCTGTCAAAAAGCCCTCAACTTAAAGGAGTTTAAATAATATGAATAAAAAAGATCAAGATAATTTGGTTAAATTATATATCGAGGGACGCAAGTCTTATTGGAACGATGGCGATGGTGGAAGTGTAGACGCACCAGATTTTGATGAAGGGGATTATGCTGAATATGGAACACAATCAGGAATCGAAACAAAAAAATCACTTGAAGATGTGGTGTTAGACAAAGTATTAGATAGTATCCAATATTGGAAAAATAATGGAGAAGGATTGAATAGCGTAATAGCAGATATGGAAGTTGCTTTAATGAATCTTAAACGTAGTTAAATTTTTCCATTAATCATTTTTATCTTTACCACACCCGCAAGTCCTTTGTGGGTGTGTTTTTTTATAAAGTCGTGTGTGATCTCATTTAATTGTAGATGAATACACATCTCGTTAAAATCTTTAAACCTTTTCCCAAGCTTTTCGGGCCATATAAAAACTTTATGACCCATCTTCAACAATATAGCTGTCTTGTCTCTGGCAGTCTTATCAATCCATTGACTATCTAACACATAAACCACATCATAGAAACTTAATGTATCCATCTCTTGTTGTTGGGCGAATGTCATTATCGAATCTGATTTCTCAGTAATCCCACCTAATGCCAAAGAATTTTTGACGAAAAAGGAGTCTATAGGACCTTCAAATATCGGTATCATATCATATTCAGCAGAGATTTTGTCGATACCAAACAAATTCTTGTCACCATTCTTTTTAGAAATGTAATGATCGATGTCATCCCAATCAAATACTTTGCGTGATTGGTAGAATACTATATCACCTCTGGAATCTTTGAAAGGTATCACCAATCTATTCTTGTGAATGAAGTCATCTAAGCTCACGTAGAGCGCGTCAGGCTTGTTTACAGCGGTTTCCAATCGTCTTTTACTCAAATATGCATAAACACCCTCGACGATCTTATTTCCAGCGTGGTGCGCTCTCTGCAAAGGATCGAACAAATTTATACAATTTATAGGTAATGTGTGTTTTTTACCTACTTCTTGTGGTTTTTCTTCAAGAATCTTGAATAAATCTTGATAATCGAAATCGCCACTTTTTATCTCATCTTCGATTTCTTTGTGTGTCAATCCAGACAATTCACGTATCCATTTATATGGCTTACTTGACCAACCACAATTATGACAAAATATAATGTCATCTTCCACTAGGTAGAAACATCTTTGTTTTCTACCCCAACTTTTACCCTCCCTACATATGGGACAACAAGATCGATAAACATTTGAAGACTTATCGTGCGATACTTTATAACCAAACTCGTAAAATTTACTTACGGTATATTCTGTCGGTATCTCCAACATTACATTCGAATTGTTTGTCAACTGTCTTTTTAACATCATTGGGAACGATTTCTACAAAATCGAGTATACCACACTCCAATCCTTTGTCAAATTCTTCGAATGGGACTTCGATATTGATCATATCTGGAGTCATCAAAAATTGATAACCGATCTTCCCCTTTTTAACATAAGTTAAAAATTTCCCCTTATGCGTTCCATAAAGAACAGCATAAAGGGAACCTTTTTTGATTTTTTTCTTAAAAAAATTAATCATTGTGTAGCTCTAGAACCCATAAATTTTCCAAATTCTTGGATAAACATGTTGTCGATAGCGGATTGCTCCATTTTATTGTTTGTTATAGACAAGTTGATTGGATTTCCGTCAATATCATAACCCATTAATCGGTAGCAACTCATAAATTCTGATATTGTAGATACTAATGCTTTATTGAGGCGAACTTTACTTGGCATCTTTCGATCTTCAGTAATTTTCATTTTCAATGAATCGCGTAGAATTTTTAAAATTTCTTCATCTACCACACCATCATTTTCATTATTTGGTTCGCCTTCCACATAAGTATTTATTCTTTTTTAGCGTATTCGCAATCTTCTTTAATTTGTTGAACACCTTTTTCCAGAAGAGTTGTAACAACTACTTCCATACTTTTTGTCTTCAAATTATAATTTTTCAAAAATCTATTTCCACCATCATTGAACTCAAAATGAATATCTCCTCTGAATACTTGATTTTCATAACAAGTAACCATCACACATGCTCCTTCTGGGTCAATAATAATTGTCCATTTTCTAGGATCATGATCCTTATACGAATTGAATACTTTGATCGCTACGAAACCACTGTCTCGTAGACGTTTCAAAAAATAACCTAATGTCTTAATGTTGTTTTTCATAAATTATTGTGTAAGTCTTGCTAAGATATATTGCATTCTGAAATTGTCAATGTCGATGATGATCGAACCAACTCTTTCACTACTTATTCTGAATTGAAGATTTTCGGAGAAATCAGCAATCAATCCCAAATTTTTAGTCTTCATAATAAATGGGGATATTTCATCATCCATCTGTATAGATTGAACCGTAATAGAATCGCTATTCGGTTTGGTATTATCTCCTAACTTCCACTGTAAATAACCATCTTCAGTGTAGATATACACTTTATCTGTTCCTGTGAGCGTGTTTTGTTTTAAAAGATTTTTGATAAATTTTGTCGGAATATCAAATCCATCATTAAAATCAAAGCTATTAATTTTAGCAATTGATATCCTATATGCTGGTAAAACACCATCATCCAATAGATGATACACAAACTTCAAACCATCTTTCTTGTATTCAAGACGATTTTTATTGAATGTTAATGTAATGTCCTCACAATTGATCAATTTAATGGCTTTTTCCAATTTGGAAACAGATGGTATGTTCAATCTAAATGATTCTTGAATATCCAGTTCTATTTTTGAATATAGATAAAGCGCATTATCTTCTGAAGAAGAGATGGCATACATTTCTCCTTCATCGACAGTGATGATTGTGGAATCGCTGATTGCGGAGATTCCTTTAAGGAATCTTTGAAACAGACTTTTTTTCAGATTTATTTTTATCATCTTGTGTTTTTACAATTTTTCCAAGTAAAATTTTAATATCTCTCAATAAAATAATAATCTCATCAGTCTTTGAAGGTTCTAGATTAAATTCTAATTGATCTGGATCTTTTTCAATCGGAATATATTGAGTATTTGTAGTAATATGTGCAGGTTGATGTTGCACAATCTGTGGAGTTGCCACTGGTGGCGACTCACTAATGGCAATTGTCGGAGGAGCAATAGGTGCTGGAGCAGGTCGAACATTTCGATTCTGTCTAGCTAAAGCAGTAATCTGGTCACGAATCGTATCGGAATTCGTGACCAGTTGCTTATTCTGCTCCACCATCATTGAGTCAATTTGTTTCGATTGACCATAGAGCCATGCCATAGCTTCTAATTCGTCTTGTAATGGTGGTTGATTCATATCTTTATTTTATAAAGAATTAGTCATTGTCAAGTTCAGCAAGAAGAGAATCGATGTCATCTTCATCATCTTCCACCTCATCATTACCATGGAACATTGGAATGTCATCATCTTCTTCCTCTTCCTTTTTAGGAGCATTTTTTACTGGCTTTTCTTCCTTATGCTCTTTCAAGGACTTTTTAACTTCGGTTTTATTCGAGTTACTATTGAAGAAATGTTCATCCAAGATGGATTCCAATTCACTATAGGTTTTGATTGGGAAGATTGCGGTGAGATCAGGTACTTTAACGCACAATTCCTCTGCTTCTTCTTCTGTGAGAACTGTCTTGGATTTGGTGGTGAAGAAAGAACCTTCAAACGTGGTGTAATCACCTTGTTTTGTAGCTTTAATCTTCAAATCATGACCTTTAGTGGGGTCAAAAATGTCCCATCCAAGTTCATCGGAACGATCACCTTCGGTAGCATCATCAATCAATTTCTTGATTTGAGGACCCATACGAAGAACTTTGACCGTATCATTGTTTTCGGCGTTAGATGGATCATCGATCACATATACACCAACCAACCATTGTTCTTTTTGGCTAATCTCACCGACATAATCTTTATTAGGTGCGGTTGGATTAGCTTCTTTCCATTCTTTCCACAATTTCCATCTCAATTCATTGATAGGATCACGCTCATTGAACGATTGTAGTCCGATGTAACTCATGTATTTGCCATTTGACTTGGATTTCCATCCATGTTGCCAATGATGATACAGAGTCTTTTCAGGATCTTCCACATTTGGAAGCAAACGAAGTGTATATGTATGTCCCGCAGGGAACTTCATAATATCTTTGTATTGACCCTCCGAAGAAGTTTCCGTCTTGTTTAATGCAGCTTTGATGCTATCAAACATCGCTGCGCCGAATTTGCTTTTTGTTTTTGTTGCCATATTTTAGTTATTTTAGTCGTTTTTAGTTTTTTAGTTAGTCGTTTTTATCGACATATTTATTTATTAACAATCCATGAAAATAGACCAACTACCAATACCAAAGTGAAAACCAATAGAAATGTAATCCAGACAGGAGATAAAACCCACCACCATGACCATGTAATCACTCCGATCAATTTAAGCACGATAAACGCGATTGTCAATAGACCTGCGAAACCGATCCCTCCACCATTATTTGTATTACTGTTTTTTTCCATTTTGTATTTTTTCTATTGCTTTTTTTGCCAATTCTTTCATTTTATTTGACGTATAAAACATATTTTTAGTCTTTTGAAAAGTCTTCCAAAAATCTGAGAACATGAATTCCAAAATTCTATTTTCAATGTTTATCTTAGAAACACCCAAAGCATGTAAAACATAAAAATTAATCTTGTGATTTTTTAAGTGTTCCAACATCGAAGGGATATTCTTCTCTGAAAATAACACATACTCGTCTAATGTCAAGTCATGCTCATCGCAAAATTTTGAAATAAATTTTAAACCAGAAATTAAACGCTTCAGAGACTCTTCCGAATCAGGGGACATCAATTGAATTTGTTTAATATATTGTGTGTAATCTTTTTTTGCTTTTTGGGTGGTAAAGTAATCCAAATCAAAATATTCCATATCCTGATAAAGAAAATAAGGTGCTTCAAAGAACAATTGAACATCAATATTTGGATAAGAATTAAACATCCTGTTCAATTTTTCCAAAGTTTGTGTTTTATTCGTGTCTAATTCGTCAAAATTTTTGCGTATACGAAATGGTTTGTCTCGCATCTTGCGGGAAATCGCCAAATGGTTATTGTAAATTCTTTTTTGTTCTTCCGAAAGTTTCATTGTTCGCAATTCTGATATTTTTATTACGGTAATCACAGCATTCACCAGACTTGTCCAAGAACACTACCCATAGTAAATCATATTCTGGTGAATAGTCAATCACCAATTGTTGAATCATACGAAACTTTTATTTTCTTTTTTTATTCGTAGAATTAATATATTTTGTAACAAATTTACTTTTAGCAATCGAAGGGTCAAAATTCAAAAATTCTCGCACCACCTCTTGATCTGTTTCCAAAGATAATATCATTTTAAAAATATTTTTTAATTTTTCATCTTTGAGAGTCTCCACAAATACATTCTGAACAGATAATTTTTTACCTTTCAAGGTATTGACGAACGTGCAAAAGCAAAGAAACAAGTGATTAGTCTCTTCTTCTATGATTTCTGATGATGGATCGAACATGATTTTTTATTTTATTACAATTCCGTAAGTGTTTCACTGAATTTCAAAAATGCTTTGGCAATTTTACCTCCTGATGCCCATTCACCCCCACTGCCATCGCAAAGCATAACTGCCATATCTACAATATCAGCTTTAGATCCTTTGGATTTACGAAATGAGACGAATTGAGTATCTGGATTCATTACGATCACGACATCCGTTGGATAATCTGACATAATTGAATGAGCCAATTCATTAACTGAGAACTTAGAAATCGTTGATATGATTCGATGACCTTGATAGTCACCTTGATAAAGAGTAATTTGATTGAGTTCATTTTGTAATTCGTTGAAAAAAGAGTTTGTCAGAGATATTTCGGTATCAGTAAATCCATCGAAACCATTTTTGAAACGATTCACCATTTTCACAAAACGATTTGATCCAATTGTTCGATGAAGAGCATTAATATATTTTGATTCTTCATGTTTCAGTTCATAAGAATTGTAATCATCAACATACAAGAAGAATTTCTTGAGATTTTTGGTAAAATTGACTTTCTCTTTAAATTTGTTGTATAGCAATTTTGTGCAGGATGAATAATCTTTCTCGATCAAAGTCGAATCATAGATTCTCAGCTTGTCATCCCTATCGTTTACGATGACTACTCGATGATCATCAATCTTTTTAATGATCGATTGCTCAAGAACCATGCCAACGATGAAGATTTTTTCATATTCTTCCCCAGATTCCTTGAACCATGCGAGATATTGCTCCTCAAAATTGCCGAAAAAGCAATGACGGTATTCCAAATTCTTGAATACATTACTCAAGAGAACGGTGCTACCTACACCATCCAAATCAGAATTCACCCATGCAAAAATTTTCCGCATGTATTAATTACATGCGGAATCTATTTTGTCAAGTTATGATTCCAATTTCGTCATCAGTGGATTCTTACTCAGCATCGAATCAACACTTGAAATTGCTTCGTCAAGATATGGTTTTAACTCATGATTTTTGAATAATTCTAATAACTCATCAATTTGAGAATCTGCATGTTCTGTAAAAACATTCAATTTTTCCAAATTTAAATCATCCGCTTCTATCATACTATATATTTTCTTGACAGTATCTTTCATATCATCCAAATAGTTCTCTACTTCTTCGACTATTTTGGATAATTTTTGTTGCTTAGACCAAGCGTTCCTCCAGACCTCTTCCTCATCGTTATTGCCATCATACATTTCAATTAACAATTTTGTGATATTATTTTGATCTTTTTTAGTCATGATATTATTTAATATAAATTGTTTTTTTTTAACTCGCTAATTTCTCTAGTAATGAGATTTCGTCGTCATCACCATCCATAACCTCCATATCTTCATCGGATTGGGCTATTGTGAGCGTAGAATAATCAATTCTCATTGTCTGAACCATACCACGCATACCGAATCTATTCTTAACCTTACCAAATCTAACAACACCAAGCTCTTGATCTTCTTCATTTTGGAAAATAGTAGTAATATCATCAGCAGTTGCAGCGATAGCAATAGATTCTGCCAAGTGTTCCATACCGGGTGTCCCCGAAAATCCAGAACGATTGATCTGTGCCGCTGATATGATAGGACATCCGAAAACGTAAGACATTGCTCTTACTTGTTCACAAATATGCTTCAATCTTTCATATGAATTATTTCCTTGTTGAGAATGGAGTAACCCAAGATAATCGATCACAATCGCGTCCAACTTCTCACCAGAATCTGTCAACTTTTTACAAAATGCTTGAAGCTGTTTTGGTGTAATCGTAGATGGTGGAAACTCCTTAATGAAAATCTTACCATTAGGATTTCGTGATTT